TCTCTTCCCCGGGCCCTGGCTACATGCACTTCCCGACCACCCGGGACATCAACTACTTCGCGCAGCTCACGGCGGAGCGGTCGGTGCGCAAGACCTCGGGTGGCCAGCATTACCGGGTCTGGGAGTTACCGCCTGGGCGGGCCAACGAGGCTCTGGATTGCCGGGTGTATGCCTACGCTGCCCTGTGCGGTCTGCAGCACATGGGCCTGAAGCTGAACAAGCGCGCCGAGGAGGTGCAAGCCACCCTCGGCCAGCCTGTACCTCGACCGCCACGCACCGCCGAGCCGGACGGCCCGGACACTGATCCGGCTGCCGCTGCACCTGCAGGACCGACGATCACCACCCCGTCGGCGCCGAAGAGGAAATCCATCGCCAGTCGCCTGGCGTAACGCACAAGCCCTGCCACAGCGCAGGGCGAGGGGAATCCCATGACACCAGGAAACGGCCTGCTCGCCGGGATGCCGCGCGATCAGCTGCAGAAATCGCTCGAGGGCGCACAGCGGGCCTATCTCGAACTGACCACGGGCGCCAAAGTGGAAAGCGCCAGCTACACCCAGGGCGATGGCACGCGCAGCGTGACCTACACCCGTACCAACCTGGCCCAGCTGGCGAACGTGATCCAGATGCTGCAACAGCAGCTGGGCATCGTCGCCCGTCCTCGCCGTCCGATACGACCCGTTTTCAGGTAAGCCATGACCCCATCTGTGACGATCCTCGGCCCCGACGGCAAACCGCTGGCGCCGACGAGGCCTAACCGTGCCCGGGCACTTGCCCCGGGTGGCGGTGCGCCCTACGACGCCGCGGACTCCTATGGCGAGCACGTGCGCGCTTGGAACCCGTACCTGGGGTCGGTGGATGCCGACCTGAACATGTACCGCGACCGCATCGTGGCGCGGGTGCGGGACCTGGTTCGCAACGACGGCTGGGCCTCGGGTGCGGTGACCCGCATCCTCGACAACGCCATCGGCGGCCACTTCCGGCCGATGATCAAGCCGGACTGGCGGGCGCTGGCGGCCTACACCGGAAACTCGGCGTTCGATGCGGCCTGGGCCCATGAGTTTGCCGAGGTGGCCACGGCGCACTGGCGCGCCTGGTCCTACGACCAGGGCCGCTACTGCGACGCCCAGCGCCGGCTGACCATCGTCCAGATGCTGCGTCTGGGCTTCCGGCACAAGCTCATCGATGGCGACAACCTGATGCAGGTCTGTTGGATTCCCGAGCGGGTCGGCTTCGGTCGCGCCCGCTATGCCACCGCCATCGACCTGATCGACCCGGATCGGCTGAGCAATCCTCAGCAGCAGTTCGACAGCCGGCTAGTGCGTGGTGGGGTGCAGATCGACGAGTACGGCGCTGCCGTGGGCTACCACATCCGCAAGGCGCACCAGGGCGACTGGTGGGCCGCGGCTGATAGCGTGACCTGGGAGTACATCCCGCGCGAGGAAGCCAATGGGCGCCCGCACATGATCCACGACTTCGACGCCGAGCGGGCCGGGCAGCACCGCGGTGGCGCCGGGATCTTCACGCCGATCTTGCAGCGCATGAAGATGCTGGCCAAGTACGACGCGGTGGAGCTGGATGCGGCGGTGATCAACTCGATCTTCGGCGCCTACATTGAAAGCCCGTTCGACCACAGCTTGGTGGGCGAGGCTATCGGCGCCGACGATGACCTATCGGCCTACCAGGATTCGCGCGCCGAGTACCACGACCGCAAGCGGACGCTGCTTGGCGAGACCCGCATCCCGATCCTGTTCCCGGGCGAGAAGATCAACACCGTGGCCGCGGCAAGGCCCAATGCCAACTTTGCCGGGTTCGAAAAGTCGTTCCTGAACAACTTCGCCTCGGCCACTGGTTTGTCGGCGCAGCAGATGTCCCACGACTGGTCGGACACCAACTACAGCTCGGCGCGAGGCGCCCTGCTGGAGGCGTTCAAGACCCTCAAGCGTCGCCAGATCGACTTCGCCGCCAACTCGGCGCAGCCGGTGCTCGGTTGTTTCCTCGAGGAATCGATGGAGGTGGACGGCTACCCGCTGCCACGCGGAGCGCCGCCCTTCATGGAGTGCCGCAGCCTCTACTCGCGCGCCGAGTGGATGGGCCCGGCGCGGGGCTGGATCGATCCGGTGGCCGAGAAACAAGGCGCGGTGCTGGGCATGGATGCCGGTCTGTCCACCCTGCAGCAGGAGTGCATGGAGCAGGGCCTGGACTACGAAGAAGTGCTCGAGCAGCGCGCCCGCGAAATCCAGAAGTTCAAGGATCTGGGCATCCCCGCGCCGACCTGGGCGGGCATGCAGGTGCCGGGCTACACCCCGGCCAGCCAGACCATCACCAAACCGGAGCCGACCTGATGCAATTCGGACACCTGGCCCAGCGCCTGTTCAATGTGCCGGTGGCGATTCGGCCGGAAAAGGCCGAGGTCATCATGGCGGCGCTGGCCGAGCGCCTGGGGATTGGCCGCATGCTGCGGCTCTCCGGCGATGCGGTCGACCTGACGCCGCTGGCGCTGGAAGGCGATGGCTACAGCTACGCCGACCGGGACGCCCGCGACACGGGCTATGACCTGGTGGTAGACGGCGTGGCGGTCATCCCGGTCCACGGCACCCTGGTGCAGAAGACCGGCACGCTGCGGCCCTGGTCCGGCATGACCGGTTACGACGGCATCCGCCAGGCCTTCCTGACGGCGCTCTACGACCCCCAGGTCACGGCCATCGTACTGGATGTTGATTCGCCCGGCGGCGAGGTGGCGGGGTGCTTCGATCTCGTGGATACGATCTACAACGCGCGGGGCGCCAAGCCCATCTGGTCGATCCTCAACGAGTCGGCCTATTCGGCGGCCTATGCCCTGGCCAGCGCCGCCGACCAGATCTACGTGCCCCGCACCGGTGGCGTGGGTTCCATCGGCGTCATCTGCATGCACGTCGATTTCTCCAAGGCCCTGACCAGCGCGGGCCTGGTGGTGACCTTCATCACCTACGGTGAGCGCAAGGCCGATGGCCACGGCGAGATCCCACTGAGTGCGGAGGCGCTGGCGCGCTTTCAGGCCGACATCGACCTGATGGGCGAACTGTTCGTGACCACCGTCGCTCGCAACCGCGGCCTATCAGCGAACCAGGTGCGCGCCACCCAGGCCGCCACCTACCTGGGCCAGTCCGGCGTCGAGCTGGGCCTGGCCGATGCGGTTGCGGCGCCGGACGCCGCGTTTCGGGCGCTGCTGGACCAGCTGGCCTAACCCCCTACCAACGAGGAACTGACGCATGAACATGCGGAGCAAACTGGTCGCGGCGATGCCGTTCGCCCATCTGATGGGTCTGGCCCCGGCTGCAAGCCACGCCAAGAAGGCCCGGAGCGAAGAAGACGACCGCGAGCGCGAAGCCGAGGATGACGAAGACGAACCCAAGGGCCGCAAGGCCAAGGGCAAGCGCGCTGAAGACGAGCGCGACGAGAAGGACGAGGCCCGCGCCGAGGACGCCGATGAGGAAGAGGGCGGCGACGCAGATGAAGATGAGGACGGCGACGAGCCCAAGAGCCGCAAGGCCAAGGGTAAGTGCGCCCGCCGCGCCGAGGACGACGATGACGATCCCGAGGCCGCCGACGATGACGACGAAGCCAAGGCCATCCGCGGCGCCGAGCGCGCCCGCTGCGCGGCCATCGTGGCCTTCGGCCTGAAGAACGGTTGTGCCGAACAGGCCTGCGTCTTCGCCTTCGACACCTCGCTGACCCAGGCGGCGGCTATCAACGCGCTGTCGGCGGCCCAGGCCGCGGGCGGTGGTCGCCGGCCCCAGAGCCTGGCCGAACGGATGAACAGCGCCCAGGTGAAGCCCGTAGGCGCCGAGGGCGGAGGCGACGCCCCGGCCGGCATGAGCAAGGCCGCCGCCGGGATCATTCGCGCCGGCAGCGCTGCAGGCTTCTGCTGAGTCCCATCCCCTGATAGGAATAAATCCCCATGGCTATCACCCCCAGCTACATCCGTGAAAACCCCCAGCATCCGGGCATGACCGCCCAGGTCTTCCTCCCCGACCAACTGATCGCCGACGCGCGCAACCTGGTGAGCCAGCCTATCCTGATTGGCGCGGGCATCCTGAAGCGTGGCACCGTGCTCGGCCAGGTCACCAGTAACCCGGTGCAGGCCGCGGCAGGCGCCAGCAACACCGGCAACGGCACCCTTGGCGGCATCTCCGTCGGTCCGGCCGTGGAGGTCGGCGTTTACACCCTGACAGCCACCGCGGCGACCACCTTCACGGTGGTGGACCCCGAGGGCATCACCGTGGGCACCGCCACAGCCGGTACGGCGTTCACCAGCAACGAAATCAACCTCACGATCACCGCCGGCCAGACCGCCTTCGCGGTCGGCGATACCTTCACCATCAGTGTTTTCGATGCCATCGGCGTCTTCGTGAAATGCGTGCGCACGGCCACCGACGGTAGCCAGGTACCGCTGGCCATCCTCGTGGATGACGTCGACGCCTCGGCCGGCCCCATCCTGTCCGGCGGCTACGTCACCGGCGAATTCAACGACAACGCCCTGATCTACGACGCCAGCTGGTCGCTGCCGCAATTGGTGGCCTCGATGCGGCTCTACGGGCTGCACGTGAAGAACTCGATCAGCGCCGCGCCGCCGGTCAACAACTCGGCCCCGTAAGGCGCGCCGTCCCCCAACTGAAAGCCCGCCTCGGCGGGTTTTTTTGTGCCCTGCGCACGCCCGGAGAGCCTTATGTCCAACAACGTTCTTTTCGACACCATCGACCTGATCCAGGTGGTGCCGACCCTGAAACGCCCGAGCCGCTTCCTGCTCGACAAGTTCTTCCCCAACATCACCATGAGCGAGACCGAATTCGTCGCCATCGACGTGGAAGTCGGCCTGCGCCGTATGGCGCCCTTTGTCAGCCCGCTGGTGCAAGGCCGCCTGGTGGAGTCCCGCCGCGTGCAGACCAGCACCTTCAAGCCGGCCTACATCAAGGACCGTCGTGCGCCTGACCTGCGTCGCCCGATCCGCCGGATGATCGGCGAGCGCATCGGTGGTGGTGGCATGAGCGGCGCAGAGCGCGAGATGGCCAACGTCGCCTTCGAGATGACCGACCAGATCGACATGCTGAACCGCCGCCTAGAGTGGATGGCGGCCTCGGCGTTGCTCAATGGCCAGGTCACGGTATCCGGCGAAGGCTTCGAGACTACCGTCGTGGACTTCGGCCGTGATCCCCAACTGACGATGGCGCTGACCGGTAACAGTCAGTGGGGCGTGAAGGGCAACTTCAATCCCCAGGGCCGTGACACCGTGCCGGCCGACAACATCGAACAGTGGCAGACCCTGATGCTGCAGCTGTCGGGCGCCCAGGCCACCGACATCGTGTTCAGCACCAAGGCCTGGCGGCTGTTCTGCAACGACGCCAAGGTATTCGGCGCCATCTTCTTCCCGAAGCAGGGCGAGTCCGGCAGCATCAACGTCGGGCCGCAGGTCGCCCCGGGCGCGGTCTACAAAGGCCGCTGGGGCCAATTCGATCTGTGGCTCTACAACGAGTGGTTCATCGACGAGAACGGCGTCGAGAAGCCCATGATCCCGGATGGCTATGTCCTCATGGCTGGCGAGCAGCTGATGGGCGCTCAGGCCTTCGGGCAGATCCTCGATCCAGAGTTCAACTACCAGGCGTTGCCCTATGCGCCCAAGACCTGGGTGGAAAAGGACCCGGCCCAGCGCATGCTGCTGATGCAGAGTTCGCCGCTGGTGATCCCGACCCGCGTCAACGCCTGCCTGTCGGCCAAGGTGGCCTGATGAGCGCCACCGGAGCGGCGGCCAACCTCGTGTCGGCTGTCGTGGCCCCAGGCCGAACCATCGTGTACGAGACGGGCGCGCGGGTCGGTCCTGGCGGTACCGCCAAGATCCTGCAGGCCGATTTCAAGGAACTGCTCGACGAGGGGTTCATCGTCGACCGCAATGCCCAGAAGAAGGCCGCGCCGGTGACTGGGCCGACCGTGAGCGTCGCCGCCGGGCCCAGCGTCAAGCGGGTGCCCTGATGGCCGTTGACTGGGATGCGCTGGTGCTGGGGCCACTGGAGCGCATCTTCGGCGAAGGTGGCCAGGCCAATCAGCCGCCCCAGCCCGTCATGTTCCAGCCTGCCAGGGGCGGCGCGCCGTACCCCATCGACGGCGTGTTCGATGCCGCCTGGCGCGATCTGGAGCTGATCGACCCGCTCGGCGTAACTACCACCCAACCGGTGCTCGGCGTGCGCCTGTCAACCTGGACGGTGCTCGGCAAGGCCGGCCCGCAGCAGGACGACCAACTGACCATCCCGCGGACCGGACTCACCTACATCGTCAGGGAGGTGCGGCCGGATAGCCATGGCGGCGCCAAGCTGATACTCGGGGAGATGCAATGATCACCACCTCGGACCTGCGTGAGCTGACGGCGGCTGCCCTCAAGGGCCAGACCCTGGCGGCGGATCGCGTCTATTCGGCGCGTACCTGGGCCACTTGGTCGGGGCTCTATCCGGTCATCCTGCTGGCGTCGCCCCAGGAAGACATGGAGGGCCTGGGCCGGGCTGGCGCGCCGCAGTTCACCGTGACCACGACCCTGCGGGTGGTGGCCCGCGTGCAGGTACCGGAGCAGGCCAACAATGCCGGCGCCGCCCAGGCCCAGCTGTTGCTCGAGCAGATCCAGCAGCAGGTGAAGCGGGCGGTCATCAACAATCCGGCGCTGATGCGCAACCTGCAGCAGATCCCCTTCGTGCGCTCGCACTTCCGCGAGCCGGAGGAGGGCGCCAGGGTCTTGGCCGAACTGGTCATGGACATCGGCATGGAGTTCTACCAGGGCCCCGAAGCGTTCTACCCCCAGGAGGTCGTCGACCTGCAGCAGGTCAGCATCACCAACGACCTGGCCAACGTGTTCGATCCCTCGGATACCTACCCGAACCCACCGTTCCCGAACGCCGTACATCCCGCCCCACGCAACAGCGGGCCGGACGGGCGTACCGAGGGCGGCCTTTCGTTCGATTTCACCCACACCCCATAGGACAGACCCATGCGCGTCTACCCAACCCCGGGCCTGGTCGTGCGCGACCCGGTTCTGCGCGATGCCCTGCCCGCCGAAGGGCGGGATGTGGACGACAACGACCTGTACTGGGTCCGTCGGCTGCAAGACGGCGATGCCACCCTGACCCCGCCTGCTGCTGGGCGCCAGGCCGTTGCGCTGTCCGCTACCCAACCCACCCAGGCTGACGCCAGCAAAGGGAGTGACAACCCGTGACCGTGCCCTTCAAGAACATCCCCAGCAACCTGCGGGTCCCGCTGTTCTATGCCGAGGTCGATAACTCCCAGGCCAACAGCGGCGCCGAGACCCAGCGCACCCTGATCGTCGGGCAGGTCACCGCCCAAGGCACCGCCGTGGTCAATGTACCGGTCATGGGCCTGGGCGTAGCGGATGCCAAGGCCAAGGGCGGCCCCGGTTCCATGCTGGCGCTGATGGCCGCGGCGTACCTCGCCGCCGATAGCTTCGGCGAGGTGTGGTTCCTGCCGCTGGCCGATGCCAATGGTGCCGTGGCCGCCAGCGGCCAGGTTGCGTTTGCCGGCGCGCCCACCGCCACCGGCGTGGTGTCGCTGTACATCGCCGGCCAACTGGTCAGCCTGACCGTCACCTCGGCCCAGACGCCCGCGCTCATCGCCACCGCCCTGGTGGCCCAGATCAATGCCACCCTCGACCTGCCGGTGACGGCGGCTGTCTCGGGCAGCGCCTCGGGTACCGTGGTACTCACGGCGAAGAATGCTGGCACTGGCGGCAACGAGGTGGATCTGCGGTTGAACTATCGTGGCAGCGCGGGGGGCGAGAGCACTCCCGCGGGCCTGTCCGTGACTGTCACGGCGATGACCGGCGGCGCGACCAATCCGGTGCTGACCACCGCCCTGGCTGCCCTGGGCGATCAGACCTTCGACTTCATCGTCAGCCCCTACACCGACACCGCGTCGCTCGATGCGCTCAAGGCGCTGCTCAACGACCAGGCCGGCCGCTGGAGCTACGCCAAGCAGCTCTACGGCCACGTGTTCGCCGCCCAACGCGGCACCGTTTCGACCTTGGCCACCGCCGGCAACGCCCGAAACAACCAGCATGAGTCCATCTTGGGCTTCAACGATTCACCGTCGCCGGCCTGGGTCTGGGCGGCGGATGTCGCCGGCACCGCGGCGGTCTCGCTGCGCGTCGATCCAGGTCGCCCGCTGCAGACCCTGGCGCTGAGCACCGTCCTGGCGCCGCCCCTGGCCAGCCGCTTCCAGTTGAGCGAGCGCAATACCCTGCTGTGGGATGGCATCAGTACCTTCACGGTGGCGAGCGATGGCACCGTGGCCATCGAGAACCTGATCACCACCTACCAGAAGAACGCGTTCGGCTCGGCGGATGACAGCTACCTCGAGGTCGAGACACTGTTCCTGCTGATGTACGTGTTGCGCCAGCAGCGCAGCCTGGTGACCAGCAAGTACGCCCGGGTCAAGCTGGCCGCCGATGGCACCCGCTTCGCGCCGGGCTCGGCCATTGTCACGCCGAAGATCATCAAGGCTGATCTGATCGCGCAGTATCAGCAGCTGGAATACAACGGCTACGTGCAGGACTCAGACACCTTCGCTCAGGCCCTGATCGTGGAGCGCAACACCACCAGCCCGAACCGGGTCGACGTGCTGTGGCCAGGTGAGCTGATCAACCAGCTGCGGGTATTCGCGCTGCTGGCGCAGTTCCGCTTGTAATCCAAGTGGGTGCCTGCGGGAGTAATGCCGTAATAGGCAGCTTGGTGAATAAGTTATTTAACTTATGTAACTTACATAACTTATGTAAGTACCCCCATGCCACAAAGCAGCTCGAAAGCCCCGCGCTAGCCGCAATCTGCTTCTAGCTCCCACTCACCAATTTAGCCGCCTTCGGGCGGCTTTTTCACGCCTGGAGGAAACCATGGCAGACAGCAGCAACCGCCTGGCGGGGGTGTGCTACCTCACCGTCGACGGCGCCAATTACATGATGGCCGGGGACTTTTCCTACAAGGTCTCCGGCGTCACGCGCGAGACCCTGAAGGGGCAGGACGGTGTGCACGGCTACAGCGAGATGCCGGTACAGGGCTATATCGGCGGCACCTTGCGTGACTCCGGCGGCCTGTCCATGGCCGCCCTGAACGCCATGACCAGCGTCACCGTAGTGCTGGAGCTGGCCAACGGTAAGACAGTGATCGGCCGCAACATGTGGTCGACCGAACAGCAAGAAAACAAGACCACCGAGGCCACCATCGAAATGAAATTCGAAGGCCCCAGCGTTACGGAGAATTGAGATGGACGACATCCTGGTACTGACCTTCGCCAAGCCCCTGCAGCTGGGTACCGGCGAGAACGCCCAAATCTTCGACAGCGTAGAGCTGCGCGAGCCCACAGCCGGCGAATTGGAGAAGGCCACCCGTGCCGACACCCAAGTCGGCGTGGTGATCAACCTGGTGTCCGCCGTGGGCAAGATCCCACGCGGTGTCGCCGAGAAGATGAGCCAGCGCGACTTCGCCCGGGCGAGCGCCTTCTTCGGCACTTTTACCGACGCTGGCCAGCAGGAGGTGGCGGCTGGCCAGAGCTGATCGCCGAGCTGACGAAGTACTACGGTTGGGGTCCACGCGAGGCATGGGCCCTGACCCTCGATGAGCTGGACTGGTGGAACCGCCAGGCTCTGCGGATGACCGGAAACCATGGCCAATAACAGCTTCACGTTCACGATCAGCGCCGTGGACAAGGCTACGGCCACGGTGCGCAAGGTCAATA